ATTTTGATGAGGAACTCCATAGGATGTGTCCTAATGATGTGAGTCTCTTTGGATTCTTCCAGACAGAGAAGTACTTTAAGAATATAGAAGATCAGATCCGTGAGGATTTTACCTTCCATGATTCTATTCTTAATCCATGTAAGGAGATGGTTGAGTCTCTTGATGATGCACCATTGTTTTTACATGTAAGGAGAGGAGATCCAAACCTTACAGATGTAAGAGGATTTAAGTGGTCGTATACTCAGTGTTCATCACAACATCCTCCACAACCTATTGATTATTATGAGAGAGCATTGGAACATTTTCCAAAGGATCAATCCATAGTTGTCTGTTCTGATTCACCAGAGTGGGTCAAGGAACAGGAGTTCTTTGCTGATGATCGCTTTCTTGTATCGGAACCAACTGATAAGTATGCTGATGGATCTTATGAACCGTTTGTTGATCTCTGTATTATGTCTCTATGCTCTGGTGCTATCATTGCAAATAGTTCATTGAGTTGGTGGGGTGCATGGTTACAAAATGGTAGAGGCCCAGTCGTTGCACCTAAGCAATGGTTTGGCCCTGACTATAAGGACAAAGATCTTAAGGACTTGTACTGTGATGGTTGGGTCGTCACCTAATTCAGCTTTTTATTCCAAAAAAGCTGGAAAAAAAACTCTGGCTATTTTTTACTCTGTAGGGTCGAGCAATGGATCGTAACGTGATTGTTGTTGATAATTTCCTTGATAATCCTGATGGTATCAGGGAGATTGCCTTAGGGTTTGATTACACACGAGAACAACCAACTGTTCCTGGCCTTAGGTCTACCAATAGAGCTGGTGGTACGTATGAGGAGAAGGTAACAGATAAATTTAAGGAGATCTTTCATTCTGATATAGAATGGAACTGGGAACAGGATTCATTTTGTTTTCAGTTATGTAAGGAGGGTACAGAGAGTTGGATCCATCAGGACGTAAAGAGTGAGTGGGCTGCGGTACTATTTCTAACACCAGATCCTATAGTTGATGCTGGTACAGGAATATACCATAAGAATAATGGAGAATGGGAGATGAACATTGCGGTTGGTAATGTATACAACAGATTAGTTGCATATCGTGGTAATATGTTGTATCATAGAAGTATAGTTCCCGGCTTTGGGGACTCTGTAGAGACTGGTAGATTAACACAGGTATTCTTTTTCGATGTCAAATAAAGCTGCATACAAACTGAAAGGATTTGGTCCTCTCTACATCATTAATCTGGATGAACAACCAGAGAGAATGAAATGGATGGAGGAACAGTTAAAGTATTGGGAGATAGAAAACTATACTCGTATCTCTGCCTATGATGGAAGACCATCTACAGGTGATGATCTTAGTGATATTATTGTTGGTAAGTATCCAGAGAGTGTTAGTGCAGGTGAGATTGGTTGTGTAACCTCACACCTTAAGGCAATCAAACACTTTGTAGAAGAGACTGATGAACCTTATGCAATCATGATGGAAGATGATTGTGACATTAGTATCGCACAGTTCTGGACGTTCACATGGAAACAATTTGTTTCCAGAATGCCTTACGATTGGGACACATTACAGATTGCAATCATATGCCCTGGCGAATTACATGTACAGGTACATAGAAGATTCATTAATGATTTTTCTACTGCATGTTATGTTATTACAAGACATCATGCTGAGAAACTTCTTAAGTTACATGTAAGAGGGGACAAGTATAAGTTAGACAACGGTGTGAAACCAAGACCAGTTGCAGATGATCTGATTTATAATTCAGGTGCTGCATATGCTTGTCCTGTATTCTTATACAAAATTGAACTGGGTTCATCCATTCATGAAGAACATGTAGAAATATTTCATAGAGGAAGTCACGACGGTCTTAGGGAACTCTGGACAACAAGAGGTTCGGACATTACGATAGACCTGATCACCGATTTCGATCCCTATTTGGGTCGGATCGCAGGTGGCGACCCAAGAAACAAGGGTCAGGCACAACAACCACAGTAGGGCTTGACAATCTTATAAATGTAAGGTATAGTATTTCCTATACACAACTGGCACACTCTAAATGTGACAGTTGATAAATAACTTTACATAACAACGGGCCCGAAATTATCGTACCCCTGCGTAGAATGTATAAAAGTACCCCATGTCGGGGGTGCTATCATCCGCAGGGTTTTTCTATACCTATTCCTGCGAGACACTAAACAAAAAAAATGTTTAAACCTCTTATAGCAGCTGCTGCAGCTGCACCTCTCTTCGCTGGCGCTGCTTTTGCAGGTCCATACGTTAACGTTGAAGCTAACGCATCGTATCCAGACGGAGATTATACAACAGCAACAACCGATATTCATATCGGCTACGAAGGATCCACAGAAGATGGTAAGCTTGCTTACTATGTACAAGGTGGGCCTGGTTTCGTTCACACTGAGTCTTCTGACGACACTGAAACAGAACTTTCTGGTAAAGTTGGTGTTTCTGTTGCCGCTACTGAAGATCTTTCAATCTACGGTGAGCTTTCTGGAATCTCTAATGAAGATTCAAGTGGAGACAGCATCGTTGATTTCGGTGGAAAACTCGGAGCTAAGTTCGTATTCTGATTTCAGGATAACTAACTGAGAATAAATAGGGGGCCATGAGCCCCCTTTTTTATTATGAATTTTGTATATGTTGCTGATGGGGTTCTTAGTGAGAAGGAATGTGATAGGATAATAAAATTCTTTGAGATTAATGGTGGTCGTCACGAGCCTGGAGTTACAATAGCAAGGGATGATCCTACACCTATTAAGAAGTCTACTGACTGGTGTAAACACTTTGGAGAAGAGGACGCAGTAGATCTTCTATTACAAGACAAGTTAATAGATCACACAGAAGAATACCATAAGTTTGTTAAAGGTATTAACCATGTAGCGAGTACATGGGACGTAGATCCAAATTATAATATACAGAAGTATGAACCTGGCGAAGGGTATTATGTTTGGCACCATGAACATGGTGGGTTTCAATATTTTCCAAAGTTAAGAACAGTTAGAAGGATACTTGCATGGATGATCTATCTTAATGATGTTCCCGATGGAGGTACAGAATTTTTAGATCAGGGGCAGACAGTAGAAGCAAAACGTGGTAGACTATTAATATGGCCTGCCTACTGGACTCATACTCATAGAAGTCAGGTATCCAACACGAAAGTTAAATACATTGCCACAGGATGGTATAATTTTGATGTACCTGAAATAGAATGAAGCAACCAACAGCAATATTCTCTGCACCAGTCTTCATAGAGAAGATTGATTTGTCCAGAGTAGAGTTAACCTCAGATACATATGTCCCTTCGTACCTTAGTGGTATTAAAACAACGATGGGAAGTGATCAGTTTACTGATGCATCCTATCAATATGTTCATGGTCTTATCGATGAATGTATAGGACAGTTCGCTGACGATTCCTTTTACTTAGGACAGGTTTGGCGTAACAAATATGATAAGACTGATTGGCAGGATCCACACATTCATTCTGGTGCTCAATGGAGTTTCATCATTTATGAAACTGTAGATATTTCCAGAACAGTGTTCATGAATCCTGCACGGAAGGTAATCATGAATCAGTGGGGAATGTATGCAAGTACTATTCCAATGGACTTTGTACCTAATGCTCCTCAAGGAAGCATAGTAATTTTCCCATCATGGGTAGAACATTTTGTTATGAATGGAAATGAGGGAACAACAATAGCAGGTAACGTTTACTTATCAGACCCACCTAAAGGACCTAATGAATAATCTTTATAATGGCATTAAAGAACGACTCTACTATACATTAGGTAAGAGGTCTGTTAGTGCCAGTGCTCATGATATTTACATGGCACTATGTTATGCAGTAAGAGATCAGATGATGTCATATCATTTGACTCCAGAAGTCTGTGATCAGACTAAAGAAGTTGCATATCTATCAGCAGAGTTTCTAATTGGACCTCAGTTAGGTAACAATTTACTTAACTTAGGGTTAGAGAAGGAAGCTAAAGAAGCATTGATGGAGTATGACCTGACCTTAGAACAGGTACTTGAACAGGCAGAGGAACCTGGCTTGGGTAACGGTGGTCTTGGTCGTCTGGCTGCATGTTATATGGAGTCTCTATCGACCTTAAAGATACCTGCCACAGGATATGGCATACGATACAAGTATGGTATGTTCAAACAGATGATCAAAGAAAACCAACAGATGGAGGTCACTGATAACTGGTTGCATGGTAATTGGCCTTGGGAACTTGCACAACCAGACGAGTCTGTATTTGTAGGTTTTGGTGGTAGGGTAGAGAATTATGTTTCTGATAGGGAGAACTATAGATGCCGTTGGGTTCCTTATGAACAGGTAGTTGCGGTTCCTTATGATGTATTGCAGTTAGGATATAAAGTTGATAGATGTAATAGGTTGAGACTATGGAGAGCAGACGCAACTGAGATCTTTGATTTCTATGCCTTCAATATAGGTGACTACATGGGATCAGTAGAACAGAGTGTCTCAGCTGAGACTATCTCTAAGGTTCTCTATCCTAATGATGGTACTGATGCAGGTAAGACATTAAGATTGAAACAACAGTTCTTCTTTGTGAGTGCATCTCTACAGGATATGATACGGAACTTAGATAAGTGTCATGTACCTATGGAGGAGTTCCCTAACAGGTATCAGATTCAATTGAATGATACTCATCCATCAGTTGCAGTTGCAGAGATGATGAGGTTGCTTGTTGATGTTAAACATATAGAATGGGAACCTGCATGGGAGATAGTAAGTAAGACTATTGCATATACTAATCATACTTTACTACCAGAAGCACTGGAGAAGTGGGACTTGAAACTCTTTAAGACCCTTCTACCAAGACACATGGAGATTATCTATGAAATTAATAGAAGATTCCTACAGACAGTAAGACTTCACTATCCTGGCGATGATTCTATGTTGGAGAAGATGTCCATCATAGATGAAAGAGGTAATAAGTCAGTTCGTATGGCAAATCTTGCAACTATAGGATCTCATCATGTTAATGGTGTTGCAGAACTTCACTCTGAGTTAGTTAAGACTCAGTTGATGCCAGAGTTCAATGATTTATGGCCTCATAAGTTTACTAATGTAACTAATGGAGTAACCCCACGTAGATGGGTTGCTTCATGTAATACATGTCTTGTTGAGGTACTGGATCAGTATGCGCCAGGTTGGATTACTGATGGTGAGAAACTAAGACAACTTGAAGATCATATTGATAATCAAGATGTTATTGAAAAGTTTGCAGAAGCAAAGGTAATAGGTAAACATAGACTTGCAACCTATATTCATGATGAACTTGCTATCTCTGTTGATCCATCAAGTATGTTTGATGTACAGGTCAAGAGGATCCATGAGTACAAGAGACAACATCTTATGGCTCTTTGGGTAGTCTCTCAGTACCTTCGTATCAAGAATGGACAAGAAGTAGTCCCCAGAACAGTTATTTTCGGCGGTAAGGCTGCACCAGGCTACTACTTTGCAAAACTAATTATCAATTTTATCTGTAGTATTGCAGAGGTAGTGAATACTGATCCAGATATGGATGGTAAGTTACGTGTTGTGTTCCTTCCGAATTATAGTGTGAAGTTAGGAGAGAAAGTTTATCCCGCTGCGGATCTTTCTGAACAGATCTCAACCGCAGGGAAGGAGGCATCAGGGACAGGTAATATGAAGTTCCAGATGAATGGGGCGTTAACGATTGGTACATTGGATGGTGCTAATGTAGAGATACGTGATCTTGTAGGTGAAGAGAACTTCTTCCTCTTTGGTCACGATGAGACTGGTATTGCCAGATTATGGAAGGAAGGGTATAATCCTAAGAGTCATATGTCTGATGAAGTTTGGGAGGCAATCAATCTTGTTAAGGGTGGTCACTTTAGTAATGGTAACAAGGAAATCTTTGAACCACTTGTTAATAATTTAGTAGATAATGATCCTTTCTGTGTGATGGCAGACTTCCATGATTATTGTGATGCTCAAGACAGAGTGAGTTCTGCATGGAAGGACTGGAAGAACTGGCAACGTATGTCTTTGATTAATGTTGCACGATCAGGGTTCTTCTCCTCTGATAGATCTATCAGAGATTATTGTAATACGATATGGAGAATATGAAATTTATTTTTGATGTTGATGGTACTCTTACCCCAAGTAGGAGACAAATTGAACCTGACTTTCTTCAGTTCTTCTTAGACTTCGTGGATAATCACGAGGTCTATCTTGTTACTGGGAGTAATAGAGAGAAGACGATAGAACAGATAGGTATTGACTTATATCATAAGGTCAAGAGAGTTTATAACTGTGCAGGTAATGATACATATGAGGGTCTTCATAATGTTTATAAGAACTCTTGGGTCATACCTGATAATGCATTGCAATTCTTACAGGATGAATTAGATTATAGTGTTTATCCAGTGAGGACAGGTAAACATATAGAACTTAGACCTGGCTGTGTTAACTTTAGTATTGTAGGAAGGAATGCTAATTGGGATGAGAGGGATGAGTATAAGAAATGGGATGAAGATAGAGATGAAAGAATGGACATAGCATTGAGGTTTAATGATCGGTTTCCCGAACTTCATGCTTTTGTTGGAGGTGAGACAGGTGTGGACATATCTGTTAAGGGTGCTGATAAGAGTCAGATCCTTAGAGACTTTAAAGAAGGTGATGAGATAGTATTCTATGGTGATAGGATGGATGAGAATGGTAATGATTATCCATTAGCAAACGCAATCAGTGAAAGGGGTTGGGGTGTGTCTCATTGTGTTGATGACTACGTACATTGCTGGAAGCTCCTGAGACAAATTTAGCTTTTTATTCCAAAAAAGCTCGGAAAAAAAGTCGGGGTATTTTTCGTCTGTCAGGGTCGCAAAACAAAATAGGTATAAATACTTGACGTAACGTTAATGTTTACTATATAATTATGTTACGTTTCTTAACACGACAATGACTAATTCTTCAACTACAGTTACAACAGAAGATGGTGGGCGCCAGAATATGTTTGCCTCCGAACCACGTATTGAAGTAGTAGACACAGATCAAGCTAAAACAGCAGAACTTTTGAATGGTCGCCTTGCTATGATCGGTTTTAACGCCGCTCTTGGTGCTTATATCTTCACAGGACAGATCATACCTGGCGTATTCTAATGACAACCTCAACATTGAAGAGTCCAAACCTTAATTGGTTGTGGGCTCTTGGTGATTTTGGCATAGTATGGATAGTTGCGATGTGTTTATTGGAATTTCAACACCAGTATCTACACAATCCAGCAGTACATATCTTTTTTCAGTCACAAGGAGTATTTTTATTCTAATGGGAGAACTCATAGGAGCTACAGAATCAGTAAGTCCAATAGTCGCATTGTTGTTCCCTTTTATTCCAGTGTTAATACTACTGGGATTCTGGGCAGCAGCAGGCGGTGGATTTGTTGATGACGACGATGATGATGAGCCCCGTGGTGGGAAGATGATTCCTATCACAGTACCAGCAGGAGCATAAAATGTATCAATTATTTTTTCTGTCAACCTTAGTAGCATTTGCTTATACCAATGTTGGTCAATACGCTTTTCAATAACGCTTGGTATCCTTTGATGGAATTTGGATTCTTCGTAGCAGTCGGTATGACCGCTGGGAGTATGGGATTGATATGATAATGGTATTTTTTATTGTCGCTCTCCTTCTCCTTTTAGTAGGTTTAGGAGTATGGCAGACATTTGGATCTGGTAAGAAAGAACTAAAGGATCCCATAGCAGAACACGCACGTAAACATGAACTGGGGATAGCGCACAAACACTAATGGAAGAACAAGTTAGCCTCAGACAAGAAGCAGTACGGATACTTTTTAGACAATTTGGTAACAAAGAAGACATATATGAGTGCGCTGATGAGTGGGTTTCAAAACAAGTTACAACATCAGGACTTGTCAATTATTACAAGGCATACTATAATAAATAACACAGATTCGTTGAACGATAATGGCTACTCATTCTGTTACATTGATTGATACTGATGGTAAGGAAACTACCTTCGAGTGTGGTGATGATGAACTTATTCTTGATAAAGCTGAAGAGGAGGGTATAGATGCTCCTTATTCATGCAGGGCAGGTGCATGTTCAACATGTGCAGGTAAGATAAAGTCTGGTACAGTAGATCAAGAAGATCAGTCCTTCTTGGACGATGATCAACTGGAAGCTGGATTTGTTTTAACTTGTGTTGCAAAACCCACATCCGATGTTACAATACAACTCGGAGAAGAAGAAAGTCTTTACTGATATGCAGAATAATAAGGGATCCGATGAGTGGTTTGAGAACCCCTTGGATAGTATGCCCATAGCAAATGGTAGCAATAGATATGCATCACCAGAACGTATGGCAGAATTAGAGGAGGAAATTAACCCACGACCAGAGGAGGAAGCTGCTGAGTGGTTTAAGGAAGAAGAACCTAAGAAGAAAGAAGAAAAAACTATACATCAAAAGATGTACGAAATTGCTACGTCAAAGTATAATCCCTTTGCAGTAGGTGGTTCTGAGAGTTTAGGTGGCGGATCAGAAGAACGCTTGACAGATTCTTAATAAAAGTATATACTAAATAAATTGGGTGCAAACCGCACCTCTTACTTCCCCCTAACCAAGACCACGGGGTCATAATGTCTTATTATACAAGTAAAAACGCACTCTTATTCAATGACAACTCTACAACGTAGAGAGCAGTCACCATTGCAGAATTGGAGCGAGTTTTGTGACTGGGTAACATCAACAGAGAATAGAATCTATGTTGGTTGGTTCGGTGTCCTAATGATACCTTGCTTGTTAGCCGCTACAACTTGTTTCATAGTTGCATTTATTGCTGCTCCTCCTGTCGATATCGATGGGATCAGAGAACCTGTTGCTGGTTCTTTAATGTTTGGTAACAACATCATTTCTGGTGC